GTTTCCCAGTCACGATCCTGCGGGGTCGTTTTGAAGTAATTTGTTCCCGGCGATAATAATATGTCTTAATTCGCTTCTTCCGTTTTCGTCTACGTCTAACTTAATGTGGGCTTCCCGATAATGAACCATCTCCATAGATTTATCGGGAGCGCCCCTGTCGGTTTCGTCTGTTTTGTTGTAACGGGCTATCTTTTCTTCGGTAGAATCCCTTTGTTCCTGTGCAGTTGGTAAAGCATAGACCTCAGCCTTACTAAACCCCATTGAAATTAGTTCTGAGCGGGTAATCTCGAACTCTTCCCCAACCATTCTGGCTTCAGTGGGGTCTATTGAGTCCGAATCAGACGAAATACGGAAGTTCTCAGGAGCTACATTCTTGACACTAATCCGTCCAGTCTTACAAACCCGCTTGAAACGAATATCGTGAACCGTTCCTAGCTCGGTTTCTCTCTGTTCTTGTTCGATTGGTTCGAGTTCTTCATCAGATAGAAGCTCTGCAACCTCTTCAATCGACAATCCCTCGTAACTTTCCTCCGTGATTTTTACAGATTCATCCCACCACGCTTTTACATACCCGTTTTTCTGAGTTAGAGCGGTGAAAAACCAGTTAAACAGCAAAAGAAACGGGTTTTTGATCTTCTTGAAAAATACATGATTAACATAATCCGACTCTTGCTGTGCTTGAGGTTCGTCTTCAGCACCAACAGGGTCAAAATTCACCAGATTATCCGCTGTAGTAAACATTCTCAGCAGGGACGGCATTATTCCGTCAACTACATCGGCTACATCACTGGTTACGACTTCAGATTGGCCCTCGACCTCGTTTCCTAGCTTTTCGGAGTTGTAATACTTCCATGCAAGCGCCCGCTCTTTGGATATTTCACCATCAGGAGCGCCCATTGCATTGTCAAACTCCTGATTAACGCGGGTCAGGATTTCTTTTTCTTCTAAAGCCATTATTTTGCTTTCTTTTTAGCCGCTTTTTTCTTGGCAGGGGCCTTTTTGACCTGGTTAATCCCTGCTTTCTCTTCCAGTGCGCTTATACGCGCCTCAAATTCTGCTAATTTGCTCATATTATCGCTACCTTTGGGTAATTAACTTCTTTGCGTTTCGTAATCTGGCGTTTTGCGTATTCTAGTCGGGCCATTGCATGTCTTGTGGCCGACATTAACGGAAATGTGCTCGTGGGGATTTTATTATTGTCAAAATCAAACGCTTCAGCCTCTTCAAGCCAGTTTTTCAAGCGTTTATCCACCGTAAACCGATGGGTTCGCATTCGCTCCCAAATATCCCTTGAAATGATCTGGGCCATTGAATCATCGTCCTTGTAACCCTCCCACAGCATCTTGCAGCCCCTCTCTAGGAGTTTGTCAGCCACTTCCTTGTCTTTTTGTCTCCAGGCTATGGGTATCCACCTACCTCGTGCATTTAAACCCTCTGCGATGACTACAGGCACCTCACGAGTGAACAAACAAGCGTCATAAATCTTGATCGAATCATCCAATTTATCGTGAGCTAACCATACAGCCCCAATATCCCCATCCTCCTGAACATGAATGCCGGCTATTCGTTTCCATTGAGGGTCTATCAAGCCACTTCACCAATAATTGAACTAAGGTCAACAGGAAAGACTTTCTTCTTGCCTTTTTCACTACTTGCAACAGAAAGAGCCATCACCAAAGACACCATGCCGTCGATTCTGCCCCTTGATCTGGCTTTGTCCAGTTTTCTATTCCCCGCTGGGTCTCTATAGACCACCGCGTTCGCCGCGCACATCTTCAAAACCGGATTATCCCCATGCCTTACCTTAGAGTTTAAAAGGGCGCTTTCTGTCGTATTCAAAGCCGGACTCATGGATACAAATCCCTGCCCGAACTCTTCAAACCTGTCCTCTACAATCGCCTCAGAAAGTCCAGCTCGGATTAAACAGGGTTTTAAATGCCTCATGTTGTATCTGTCGAAGGCGATTTTTCTTATATCATAATCCTCGAAAAAGCCGACTATCTGTTCTGCAACATAATCGTATTCAATCGACCTTCCGGGTGTAGTAGAAATCAACCCCTGATCAGCCCATACATCGTAGGGAACCCGGTCTTGTCTTGACCTTTCCCTTAAACCCTCTTCAGGTAACCAGAAAATAGGTTTGACGTGATAAATCCCGTCCCTTGGAAAGACTAGAACAAAAGCCGTCAAATCATTGACTTCTGATAAGTCTAATCCTCCATAACACATTCCCTTACATTCGGGGGTGTCAGAATTTTGACTCCAGACCGCCCCTGTAACGAACGGATTGTAAGCCTCTACTCGTTGATTGAGAGTGTAATTACGGTATAGCGCCTCCTGAGAGGGCATTCGTTGGGCTAATTCGGCCTGACGGTCTATTTCGTCCTTGTTTAGAAAATCCCCGTAAGCAGGGTTCGCTTGTCGTATCGCTTCCTCTGAAAAAGGGTCTAAATCCTCATCAGCGACATACAGGCTTAAAACAACTCTAGGATCACCCCCTTCTAAAGCATCGTCGATTAAAATAGATAACAGGTCGTTATCGTTAGGTGCCTGAGTGGAAATGATGATTGATAACGGGGTCTCGTGCGCTCCCATTGCGTTTTCAATCGCATTATACAGTTCAGATACCGGCCCCCTGACTTGTCCGAGTTCATCGTGAACAGCAAAAGCAGGGGATTGCCCGTGGGCTGTGGTTGCATCTGCGGAAAGCGCTTTATAGACCGTTCCCATCTCAGGGCAAGCTAGTTGCTTGGCGGTATCCCTGCAAATTATTACCGGGTCCAGGGTAGGCGACATTCGCACCATTTTGGCAGCTAGGCTATAAAGTATCGCCGCCTGATCTCTTGATTGGGCTGTACTCGGTAATTGGGTGTTGCGTATTGCTTCGGGTCCAGCCAGGTGCGCCAGTAACAGCATTGCCGCCAGTGACGTTTTAGCGTTTTTCTTTGCAAATGAGATTATCGCCGTTCGTGTCCCGTGGGGATTGTCGTATATTTTGACAAGATCATCCTTCTGCCAATCCCGTAATTTGACGGGTTTTCCAACATCCTTCCCCTCTGGAATAACACAGTGCTTCTCAATCCACCGAATGACCTTCTCAGCCCTGGTCATAGAACAGCCCGAAGAAAGTTTTGTGCTTTTCTACAAAATCCTTAACTTCATCAGAAGGGGTTAGTTCCTCAAAAGGTATTGAATGAGTCCCTACCTTGGAAGCAACTACACTCCAGTCGGTTTTGAGCAATAATCCCAGTTTCGAGGAAAGAGCATGGAAATAATCCTCTCTCTTCTCCGAATCAACAGGCATATACGAGGGATTGAACGAGCCAAACCTGAAAAGATTATCAAACCCCCTCAGCATATCCTCTGTAGGAACTTTGTGCCTGCGGAACGATTCCTCCACTCTGAATGGGTGTCGAATAGGAATCACTACAGGATGCTTTTCAGCAAGTCTAAGCGCCGGGAGAACCTGGGTATCCTTTAGAGCGTGGGCAACATGAATCGCCCTCTCCCTCTCTTCCAGCATCCCTATCCTTGGGAATCCGCGATCAGTAAACAGTTTCGCGGTGAAATTGGTTCCAGTGTAAGGAACCGAGATTAAGACAATTCTCAATTGAGCAATTCGTCAATCCGCTCTCGGGAATCTTCATTGAAGTCATCCCACGGTTTTTCAATCGCACGAGGCTTTTTCTTGGACTTGTCATAAGTAGACTGAAGGGTAATTCTCAACTTGGTAGCTGTAGAACTAATCGCCTCCGTCTCTTGCTTCAAGCACCTGAGTAAAAGCGCATACTCCCTCACGTCAAAATTCTCAGTTCCGGGCTTTACCAGTTCAATCTGCCTCGATACATCACGCGCCATAATCACATGGCGGCAATACTGCGCCAACATTTCCAAAGTCTCTGGACGGAACCAATCCTCTGGCATGGCATTAACTGTTTTGGTCCAAACTCTGCCCTGATCTTCCGTCAATTCTTCTGGAACTCGTGGTCTGCCCGTGGTTTTGGGCGGACTTAAAGCCTTTTATGATCGTGACTGGGAAAC